GATGTTGATACCTGAAAATCCCATCGTATAAGTACCAGCAATTGTGAGAACTGCCTGACCGGCGGTGACGTTCGTGTTCGCGATTACGGTCAGAGGGACGCCTGCTTTATTGACAAATCCACCTGACGCGGTATCGCCATATAATGCAGGGTTGACATATTCGACTTCGTCAAGCGGATTGCAGATAAGATATACGGTTCCAATCTTTCTTTTTCCGCCATGAACGAGAACCTTGAGCGCCGCCTTGAGTCCTGCGGGCGAGAGCTTCTTTACGGAGACTGCATCTTTCGCAGTATGTGTCCCGTCTGTCTCTGTAGCTGCAATCTTCTTGGTTATGCCGATCGGAGCGGTCTTGCCGTTCCCATAAAGAAATCCGTTCGCGATGCCATCCTGCATGACCTTGGTGAGGACTGCGCGGACATACTTGTCTACATATCCTATTTCGAGATCTCGAATCCCTTTTGGGATTACAAGAAAAGCACTGAGCTTGAATGCATCCATGGACGCATCTGTGATAGCTGCTGTTACCTCAGAAGTGATAGCGTCTGAGATGGCGCCCCATGAGTAGGTCCCGCTGAAAGAACCAAAGAGCCATTTTGTGACACCTGCAGGCGCAAAGTTGATAAGGCTGAGAATGCTAGTCTCATTTGTGATATCCGCCAGGGTCCTGTCGATAAGCTCCGTAGGGATGATGTCATCCTGTGAAGCTGTAACGCTCTGGAATGCCTTCGGGCCGTCTTTTATCATCTTGTAGAAACTGCGCTCTTTCTCTGTAAAAGAAGATCTAAGACCTAGAGACTTTTTGTAATCTGCGTCAGCCTGAGCGTTTGCTGATGCTTTAATGATCTGGTCTGCGATACCGCCGTACTGGGCTGCCGCGATTTTTTCTGCCGCGTCATAAATAGCTGTGCCCTTGTCTTCTGCGCCGTTAACGTCTGCTATGATTTGCTGCTTCATTTCGTCTGAAATAACCTTGTTATCGATTTTCATATTAGTCTCCTTTGTGGAAGAATGACTCCCATGTGTTTGTTTTTGGATTCTGTTTTGGCTTGTCTGCCTTAAGTTGCTTTGTGATTTTATCAGCTATGGCTTTTATCTCGTCATCAGATAGCTTTTCATCCACCGCAAGAGCTGCCATTGGCTCGGGAACTTTTTCCGTGAGTTTCTGCATGATTACGCTGAACGCCGACTGCTGCGGATCCTTTTCTTCGCCTCCGTTTATCTCAGTTGCGAATCCGTAAGATACGGCGTCTTCCGGAGTGATCCATGTCGACTCATTCATGAGCTTTTCTATTTCCGCCTCAGGGATTGTCGCGACTGCTTTGTACGCCTCAATACTGGCCTTGTTGATAATGTCAATATCTTCTGCGGATTTTCGCAAATCGCTTGCGTCGCCCTGTGCAAAGGTCCAGGCATTATGTATCATCAGCAATGATGCTTTGTTCATGACACGCTTGCTCCCAGCCATAAATATCACGCTTGCGATAGAGCACGCAAAACCGTCACACATTGTGGTGACTTCTTTGCCGCTATTTCTGAGAACGTTGTATATAGCAAGACCTTCGGAGACTTCTCCGCCGTACGAATTGATATGTACGGTAATCTTGTCAGCTGTCACTGACTGCAGGTCTTTAACTATTGACCAGGCATTTTTGTCTTGCTCGTCCCACGAATACTGCGTGATATCGCCGAATATATACAGTTCCGCTCCGTCGTCATTATTTATGAGCTGATAGTATTTATTTTTTTGCATTTCGTCTCAACCTCCTTTCCGTGTGTTTACTTTTCTGTTTCATCTGTTTCATATCATCATCCGATTCATCAGCGAGATCATCAGCAGACTCCGTCGAGCCATCGCCTTCCTCTTCGCCTCCCGTCGCATAATTTTTTGTTATAGCGCGTTCCTGACTAAAGTCAGTGTTGAGCGCTGGATAACCCACCATCTCGAATATCTCATCTAAGCTGAAACCAATGGAACGCAGCTTGTCAAGATTTGACGCGGCATCGATAACATCAATATGTTTGAAATGAGACATCCATACAAACGCGCGCTCGCCTTTGATGTAATCAAAGCACCCAACAAGCTTTGCATTAAGCGTATCAGTTACGACTTCCGCTACTGGCTGCACAGCGTAGGTAATGAACTCGTTCGTTGCGTCTGATTTTTCAGATATTGTTCCGTCAAAAACTCCCTTTGGTATGTCAAACGCCATTGCTGTTGTATCATTTATCTGATCAGCATATGTCTTTGCGTCAGACGCCGAGACTGCCGATTGAATATTCATATACTCAAGCGACGTGCCATTCTGCTCGTGCATAATGGTCACGCCTGATGAAGTCAGTTTTGCTTTTATGTTATCAAGCACGTCATCGAGTGCCAACTTCTTGACTGTTCCATCTGCATTTTTCGACATAAACGTCATATTTGAGTCCGTCTTATACTTGAATATTGGGTGGCTGGCAATTGTCTCCATTGTGTTTAGCGCTTGCAAAATATCGTCATAACAAGCAAGCACATTGTTTCTGAGCACACGAAGCTTGTCAGTACCATACATAAAATGTAAGACCTCATCCTCTGTATACGACGCATCAATTCTGTACGTGTTTGATCCGTCTGTAAGCGTTAGCCCTGAATATAGTTTTGGCATAAGGACATAGCTGTTCGTGCTGTAAGCATCAGCCATATAGTATTTCCCAGAAAGCGGGATTACCAGACAATCGCCTGTTGCGAGTAGTCTCTCAACGACATGAAACCAGAAGTCTGTACCTGTCTGATTGTCATTTGGCCTCACGTTGAGTCTATAGTAGATCTCGTCTTTGCGCCTTCCACTGTTATTTGAAAGAACGATCTCGCTTTTAGCTATAGCGTTAGCGATCATACAGATAGCTTTTTCCTTTGCCAGTCCTGAAAGCTGGATCTTTGTCAGATCTGCGCTGATGAGATCGAGCAATTCAACAAGCTGTCCTTCTTTGTTGTGCGTTAAAAAGTTAAACATAGACTATATTCTCCTTCAGGAGGTCTGACGAAAACATTGCTACAATAAAAGCCATAAAGCCATCGTTCTTGCGCCGCACAGGTTCTATCTTGATATATTGATAATTGCCATATTTGTCCTGGGCGAGTGCCGTGTTGTTGGTGAACCACCGCATTATAGCTGACTGGCCATAATCGATCTTATGCTCAGCGAAGAGCTTTTCTATAGTCGGCGCGATGATTCCGGTCGCGCTTGAGAGCTTTCTTACCAGTCTCACAATCCCGGAAGGATTGTCTTTGCTCTCAATCGAGATTCCGCGCTCCTCAAACTTTTCCTTAAAGAGCGAATACCTGTAAGTATCCATGGTGATTTTTACAACAGTATATTCACTCATGCGTTCCTCGCACCAGTCAAGTATTGCGTCTATTGGAATGACAGGAGCCTTTACTACCTGAAAGTCTTGGAAGCCTTTTTGGCCAGCACTGTCCAACGGGAATTTTATTCCTGACAAATATGGCGATTCTGCGCATATCCAAGTATTCTGGCGCCAAACAAAATTATCTCCATCGTCCTTGGTGAGGATTCCAGCAGAGGCAAAGTCTCTGACGTCGGCATAGTCTATGCCGATTATTGCGAGTTTTCCGCTTGTATCGGCGGTCCTTCGCGGAGTCTTTTTTTTGATGTCTTTGTAGCTAGCATAAAGTATGTTGTTCCAGGATGTGACCGCGTTCTCGCTCTTTTGTTCTGGAAGGTTGCATCGCTTTGTGACGAATTCGGCCATCTTTTTAGGATCGCTCTTTGCCTTCATCCATCCTCGCGCAATAGCGTGTTGAAGCAGTGGCATGTATTCAAGCGATGGGTTTGCCTTGTGCATTGGTTCATCTCTGCCGATCTCACTTCGTCTGTCAAGCCGGCAGAGAAATGGAAAGATGCCTAGCTGGTCCTGCCCCGTCGTAAGTATTTGTTCACAAACATCCAGCAAATCATCTAGTGGACCTTCGCGGACGTAGCCGTTTGTTGTTATTATAATTTCGCGAAAGCTTTGTACTTTGCCTTCGGCTGACTCGTATACGTTTATCTGATCATTGTTTTCATATGCGTGATACTCGTTGAAAAATATAAGCCCCGGGCGCTTGCCATCTTTTGTCTTACTGCCGGACGTGTTATATCTTAATACTGATCCAGTCTCGTAGTTTTCAATTTCCTCACGTGTAACACGGAACTTTCCAGCAAACTTAGGATTATCGTTCAGCATGTCATGCGGAATCTTAAATGTATCTTTAATCTGGTCTTCAGAGTTGGCGACCATCTCAATGTTGTAATTCTTAATGCCGTAAAGTGGTGTCTGAAAAAAATTACACACAGGCGCCATAAAACCATCTTTGCCATTTCCACGGCCTTCCAGTATTACTATTTCAGGGAAAAGCGGATGGCTGTCCACGTACATGAACATAAATGCCAGAATAAACTTTTCATAGAGAAAGAGCGGATAGTAATTGCTCTCACAGTACTTTATGCAATTTTCAAATGTCGCTTTATCAAACAGAACATCACTACGCTTAAGCGTCGGCTTGACGATATTCTTGATGAGAAGTTTCCTGTCACGGTTCACCCATTTAGGATGATCTTTTGCGTATTGGATATAATCCGTAATCTCTTCACAGGTAATCATTAGCCTTACCTGACAATACAGGTGTCCTGATGTCGAGCTTATCGAGTATCTGCAGCATAATGGACGTTTCTTTCTGCAGGTCTCCTATCGAAGCATTTGGCTTATCTGTATCAAATCCGTTGCCAGAAGTAACAGATATACGCAGGCCATTATTCTGGATGTCTTCGATGAGCTGTTCTTTCAGTCTCCAGTGCGCCATGTACGTCTCAACCATGTCTACACAGTAATCCGTGACCTTATTCTGTGCTTTTAGCTGGTCAAGCAGGGATTCTCTTATTTTGTCCTCTGATGCCATACTGAACCGCCTTTCCGATAACCGTTCGACACGCACGCAAGAAAAACCGCTGAGTCATG